AAGTCTTCCTGAGATATTCATTGGATAATCTGTATGTGTAGTGTCTACCATAATAGTTCCTTGATTTGTATATTACTTATTTATAACGATTTGTATAAATAGTTGTATGAAAAAAACATATTCTGGATCATGGAGACCAACAAATATAGCAAAGTATAAAGGTAATGTAGATAATATACATTATAGATCTTTATGGGAGCGCAATGCATTTAGGTATTTAGATAAAGCATCATGGGTTAAGTGGTGGAATTCTGAAGAAACTGTTATAGGTTACGTATGTGCAACCGATAACAAGGCTCACAGATACTTTGTGGATCTTACTATACGAACAGATACAGGCCGTACTCTTTTAGTCGAGATCAAACCATCATCCCAAACCGTGCCACCTAAAAGAAAAAAGTTAACAGAGGCATTAACCTATATGAAGAATACTTCTAAGTGGAAGTATGCACGTAAGTTTTGTGAGGAACGTGGATATGAATTTCAAATATGGACTGAGAATGAATTAGAAGCAATGGGTATTAAAACTATGACTATGAGATTTAAAGCAAGTAAAACAAAGACTGGCAAAAGAATATGGAAATCTCTTAAGAAAAGAGTATAAATATAAGTATGGCAGAAGAAGATAGTGACGGTAAGTTAGAAATATCCCTACGTATATTAGGGAACGAAATAATAGGATTTAAAATGATGGTCGACGATTTTAAAATAAAATGGCTATTAGGAGGTATTGCTGCCATGGCTATCATAGCATATATTATGGTAGTGTTCGGACCACAATTAATGGAGACGTTTAATGGCTAGTCTATTTGACAAGTTAGAATCAGAAGCTTTTCGTAAAGGCATAACAGCAAGATCTAAAGAAGCAAACGTTTGGTTTGCTAAGAATGTGAAGAAGCTTGGGCCGTTAGGTAAGAGTGTGTTGAAGGATGAGAGATTAATAGCAAGACAAAGTGCCAAGGCTGGTGAAATGGTTATGTACACATATGATCCAAAGCTTAAAGCAACATTGCCTTACTATGATACATTCCCTTTGACTATTGTCGTGGGCCCAGCGAAAGATGGTTTCTATGGTATTAACTTACATTACTTACCACCTAAAGTTCGTGCAATCTTCTTAGACCATTTAAATGATGTAGCAACTAATCAAAAGTTTAATGATATGACTAAGTTTAGAATTACATATAACTTATTAAAAGCAACAAAGAACTATAAATACTTTAAACCGTGCTTTAAACATTATCTGACTAAGAAAGTATCTTCAAAGATAATGAAAGTTCCTTCGGCAGAATGGAGCATAGCAATTTTTTTACAAACAGCATCATTCAAGAAAGCTAGTGAAGGTGCTATATGGGCTGACTCAAGGAAACAATATTAATGAAGACTGCAATAGACGACATGAAAGCATTATTAGATCGCCGTGGTGGTATAGCACGAGGTAATAGATATTCAGTAATGATTAGCCATCCTTACCTTGCTCAAGTTAAACGGAATTCAGATACTGCAATTGATAATCACTTTGCAAGAAATTCAATATCTAATGACAACCCTGTGGTTGGTCGATTCGAAAAAAACGATAGTCCTATGGCTAGTTTTATACAAGATGGTCAGGATACATATATGCTATGCACATCCGTATCACTTCCTGGAAAACGTATATCCACAACTGAAGCTTCCCACGATCATAACCTTGCAAAGAAGCCTTACTCAATGGCTACTGATGAAGTCACAATGAGCTTCTTATTAACAGGTGATTATTATATTAAAAAGTATTTTGATATGTGGATGAACATGATTGTAGATAGTACACACAATCATTATAAGACATTATATAAAAAAGAATATGTTGCTGATGTAGAAATAAGAGCCTTACAAGGAAATGAAGACGGTGTTGTTGGATATGGTAATCTATTAGAGAATGCATATCCTATACAAATGAGTCAAGTTGAATTGGGTAATACCAATGAAAGTTTAATGGAAGTAACTATTACATGGGAATATGATAATTGGCGATCTCTTGACATTGATAAAGGATTTAAGGCAGCAAGTGTTGAAGAAAAATGGACTCATCCTGGTAGAAGAGATTCTGGACCTAAGGGTAGTGGCCCAAGGAATGAAGAAGAACAAGATTGGACTGGACCAGGTGAAAGAACATCTGGTCAAGCTCCACCAATGTCAGGTGAAGAAACATACAATGGTCCAGGAGCCAGAGATTCTGGTACTAAAGGTGCAGGACCAAGAAATGAAGAGGTTGCAGTTGAAGTGCCTCGACCAGGACCAAGAACATCTGGACAAGGTGCACCATTTAGTGGAGCATATAGACCTGAAAGACCAGGTCCTAGAACATCTGGGAAGGCAGCGCAAGAAGCTTATCAAAGTAGTAAGCGAACTAACCGCGGAGATTATAGTGCGGCATTAGCTGATTTGAATAGAAGAAAAGCAGCAGGACAGTAAATAATTTAATTTTTAATATGGAGTGAGATTGATATGTTACCTAAACTAGTAACGCCAAAGTATGATATGATTGTGCCCTCAACAGGCGAAAGTATTACATACAGACCATACGTGGTCAGAGAAGAGAAGATATTGTTAATAGCAATGGAATCTCAAGATGAGAAACAAATTGAGAATGCTGTTATGAATGTTATTGAGTCGTGTGTAGAAACACCGCTTGATATAAATTCATTAACAACATTTGATGTGGAATTTATATTTGTGACTTTACGAAGTAAGTCAGTAGGTGAAGGTATTAAACTAGGCCCAAGCTGTGTACATTGTGAAGAAGAAAATGAAATAAAGGTTAACTTAGATGAGGTTACTATAACTAATCTTGGTAAAGCCGTTGATAGACATATTAAATTGACAGATGATATATCTCTTGATTTAAAATGGACTACCATGAAAGATAGAAAAGGTGAGCTTCAAAGTGATAGTGAGACTGAAACAATCATTAATTTAATGATAGCTTCTATTGAAACAATCTATAGCGGTGAAGAAACTTTTGATTTAAGAGATAGTCCTAGAGAAGAAATAAAAGACTTTATTGAAAGCTTGAGTACAGATCAGTTTGAACAGATTGTGAATGTATTAGCTAAAGCACCATATTTAAGTTATAATGTAAATTATAATTGTAAGAAGTGTAATAAAGAAAACTCTATAGAGTTAAAAGGGTTAACTGATTTTTTTCAATAGCCCTTTCTCATAGTAGTGTAGTAGGCTATTATAAATTAAATTTTACGTTGATGAACCAACATGGGTTTAATTTGGAAGAGCTTGATAGTATGATGCCATGGGAAAGGGAAATCTATGTTTCTCTTTTAAGGCAACACGTTAAGGAAGTAAACGAAAGAACTAAACAGACAAAAGGTAAAATGAATGGCTGATAAAAGTAACAATAAAGAGGGTAATGCATTATTAAAGAATATTGTAAGTCAATTACAACAACTGAATCGTGCAAATGCAAAAGATCTACTTAGAGATGCTGAAGCCCTAAAACGTCAAGAGAGTTTAGCAGCGGCTAACGTTGTTGCAAATGAGACTCAAGGTGCCCTAGTAAGCGATGCACAAGACTTCCAACGTAGGTTCTTAGCGGGACAAGCCAGAACAGAATTTAACGCTGCTATAAAAGATAGACCTGCCAAAGAGTTTGCTCAAATGATGATATTGAGAGAAGCTGAAATATCTAGAGAGTTTCTTCATAGTCTTGATGAACAGCTAATAGATTTTAATAAGTCATTTGGCCTATACATGATGGATCTAATAGAAATATTAAATCCTGGACATTGGGACGATTCAAAACGTCCACAGCCTGCATGGCGAGATGCTTTAGGTGGTATACCAAAATCTCAACAACCCGGTGGCAGTGGTTATGATGATGAAAATTTAAAGTCTTTACCTTTAATAAAAGTTAATAGTGACAAATCAACCAACACATTATCCACAATTAAAAACATCAATCATCAAATATTAGACTTCTTAAAACAATCTAAAGTTGATAGTGATCTAAGATGGAATACAACTCAGCGTGATAGAGAAGAAGCACGTAGAGAATCTATTAAGAATGCTGGTCTTGGTGTTGGTGCTGTTGGCGGTGGTCGTGAAGGTGGTAGTGATGCTGATGAAGAAAGCGGT